AACTACAATATTATAAAAAAGAACAGGATAGACCTAAAAATGAAGCGCAGTTCGCAAGGTTTATCAAACGTGGCGGAACATTTCCTTATTAAATAACGCTTGACAAACTCTCAAAAACCTCTATAATATTAATATGTTATTGTATACCGAAGAACAACTAGAAAAAGCCTACGGAATTTATAGATACCAGCAAATTAAATTAGACTTAGGATTTATGAAACTAGAAAATTTTAGAAGTTTATTTGAACAACTGGCTGAAGAGGTTATGTACCATAATGGGGAAGATATTAAAGATTATAGGTAAGCTTGCTTCAACCTATTTAAAAGGTAGAATAAAAAAATCTGAAGCAAGAGCAGAACACTCTGCAAGTTGGGATGAGATTGCGCAAACGAATAGCTCTACTTCTTGGAAGGATGAGTACCTAACACTACTCATATCCATTCCTTTGATAATGTGTTTCATTCCTAGTCTTGTACCTTATGTACGAGAAGGCTTTGCAGTTTTAGATACGATGCCTAAATGGTATCAATATACTTTTTCTGTTATAGTTGCAGCCTCGTTTGGAGTTAGGGGTGCAATAGGTTTAATGAATAAAACAAAGAAATAATTATGACATCAGCAATATTAACAATACTGGATTTTGTAATAATAGTATGTCTAGTAGCAGGTTGGTACTTTAAGCCAATGCTACTGCAAGATGCAGTCAACTGGTGCAAAAGCACAGTAACTAAAGCGACAGCTTACTTTAAAAATTAAAGTCCTTTTAGAAGGCTTATATTAGCTTCTAAGAGGCATTGGTGAAGCCTATTCTAAATAGGTTTCGTAATATTAATTCTTGCTTAAAATAAGGAGAATCGAAATGATTAGAAGACGTTCAAACCTAGCTCGTTATGGGCTAGTTGATTTTACCGATCCCATTTTTTCCTCATTGTATGTAGGCTTTGACAGGCTCTTTGAGAACATGGCACAATTATCTGCTGGTTCTAAAAGTCTGCCAAGTTACCCTCCATTTAATGTGGTTCAAGATGGCAATCAGTACGTCATTGAAGTTGCTCTCGCAGGAATAGACAAAAAAGATCTTGATGTTAAAGTTCAGGAGAATACACTACGTATTTCTTATGACTCTAACAAAGAGGAATCTGATGATAAACTATACAGAGGAATAGCACAACGCTCTTTCCGCAGACAGTTTAGTTTAGCTGAAGATGTCGAAGTGACAGGCGCATCATTTAAGAATGGCTTGTTAAAGATAGATCTTGAAAGGATTATTCCAGAAGAGAAACGACCTAAACAAATAACAATTAAATAAGTGGCAAATCAAAAAGTTAAGTGGGTAAATATAGAAGAAGATAAGCTTATTATGCTTATTGAAGATCTAAAGCGTTTTAAAAGAATGTTTTGGATACTGTTTGCCTACTTACTTTTTGATCTTATACATCATCTAGGCTGGCTAGAGGTTGGCTAGAATTGTAAGATCTTTGTAAGGAGAGGTATGCTTGTGTCCACACCAAGGACAATACCAAGCTGGTTTCTTTTCAATATTAATATTTGTTCCTGCAATACTCCACCATAGTTCACACTTATCACAAGTGAAATGATAAATTATTTCATGTGAGTATTCCATTCTTAATCTTTATAAACTCTAGCATCTAATTCTCTTTCTATTTTATTATGAATTTTATAGAATTCTGTATTTGCTATTCTAATAATAGTTTTAAGTGTTGCTAATATACTAGGACTAAGTTTTCCTTTTAATCCATCAACCTCTACTATTCTACTTTCTGTAATAATTTTTCCGTCTGCATTTATTAGTACGCTATAACTAATAATGTTTGCTTCGTTCTTTTCAGTCATCATAGTATCTCACATGCGCCTGCAACACAGGCAAGTTCTTTAGTATTCTCTGTCATATCTTCTTTCTCATAGTCAGTTATTAAAAACCAGTCAACATTCTCATTTGTTTTCTTTGACCATTCTTTATACTCATCTTCTGTTATTTCTTGGTATGGTGCTTGCTTATATGAGTGATCAATATAAGGTAGGAAAGATATGCCAGAGATAGTATCAAAATTATCCCATACCCATGCTCCTACCTTTAACCATTCAGCCTCTCTAATAGAGATGGTAGCTGATGGTTTGTGTTCACACCAATGCCATTGATAAAGTTTCCAAATAGTTAAATGATCAATGGCTGATAAATCTATTCTGTTTAAAGAATTATCAGGAGATTTAATAGGAAAATAAAACACATAGGTATGGTCAGGTTTAGTAATATCATCTTCGTGGTAGACTCCTTGATCAACCATCAACTGCGCAAGAGGATCTTTCTTGTCTGCACGAACAGTCCTAATATAATATGGACTATGCCTCGTATGAATCCCTGATGCACTATCTACAAGTTGACTAACAGTTCCGCTAGGTTTGACACAAGTAATAGCAACAGATTGATTAATGCCTAATTTTTTAGACCAGGTTTTATTTGTTTCAATAGCTTGTTCTCTTAAATCATAAAGGTAAGTTTGTAATAATCCTTCACTTCCTTGCCCACTCATTGTTTTATTATCCATTATACCTGTTAAGGACACACCAAGTAGAGCCTCATCAACTGTGTTGTTCTGCCAAGCTTTAGTTAAATATCTAAAGTTTGTTAAAGTTGCTTGGAACGTACCGAGAATTGTTGCTAACTTTACCTTTCTTTCTAAAGAAGTGTATGTGTCTTCTGATCTAACTACTACCTCGGTTAAATTACAGAACTGTTTGTTGCGTAGTATAATCTCGCTACAAGGATTGCAACCAAAGTCTTTGTACTCTTCTCGTCTACCATTTCTTGCTGCTTGTTTCTCTGCAGCTTGACGATTAAAGATGCCTCGTTCACCACTACGGCTATCGTACAAAGATAACCATTCTCGCATGAACACTCCCATTTCTGCTGAATCTGTATAGGCTACGGAGTTATTAGACAATGCTCTATGTTGACTGTCTTCCCACCATGCACCGCTTTTAGCATTGCGCATACGCTCATCTGATAAATTAGATAAAGATATGAGTGCTGATCTTCTTACTCCACCAACAACCACAACCTCTGCAATCTTGCACATCAAGTCGTGGCAATCAATAGACACTAACTTCTTTTGTCCTTTAATATTAGCATCCTTAAATATATTAATCGTAAATTGAAACAAATCTTCAAGGGGTGCTGGACCACTAGCTCTACCACCAAAGGTTTTTAATCTTGCACCATGTGGTCTTATATTAGATACATCCCATTTAGGAATCTGTCCTGCATAAAGTAAAGATAAGAATTCTTTGTAGGCTTTTGCCCAGCCAATCTTCGAGTCAGCTACCTTAATGATGGTATCTGTATCATGTAGTTCTTCCGAAAGATCAGGAAGTTTATTAATGTACTGTCGTTCTACGCTGAAGCCAACTCCTGTACCACACATAAGTATATAAAGTGTTTCGTCAAATGCACGAGGAGTGTCGACAGCTACGTAACTACAGTTAAACCCTGCCACGTTATCTCGTTTAAGAGCTGTACCTGCTGACATCAAAGCTCTCATGCTCGGCATAATTTCCAAGTTAAGAACAGCTTGTTCTAACTCTGCTCGTAGTTTTTTAGTTAACTTGTAGTTGTTGTTCTCTTTTAAATGTTCTTCAAAGAAATCGAAGTATCTTGAGACTGTCTCTTGCCAAGTCTCTCGTCTTTGTAAGTCTTCGTTCCATCTAGCGTATCGGCTTAGATGTATGAACTGTTGGTAGTTTGTGGGTAGTTCAACTTGTTGTTTCATTTTGTTTTAAAATCTCCATTAATCTTTGTTCGTACCATTTGGCTTTTTCTAAGTCTTGTATTCCATTCTTATATCTAAATCTCCAACGATATTTTAAAGAGTTCCCTCTCAAATATCCTACGTATTCTTCGTGTGTGAGCATAGCTTCGATAGCATCTATGCATTCTATCTCGCCTTTGTTATAGTGTGGCGGATTATTAACTAAGTCTGTCATTCTTCTCTCCAATGTTTAGGAATATTATCTCTATCAAACCATCTGAATTTATTCTTCTCTGCCCATTCAGCATGGCTTCGTTTAGTTCCATCCTTTCGTTTCTTTGCTTGTGGCATAGGTGCATATGGATCAGAGAATAAAAATACTAACTCACAATCTTCTGGTAAGTATTCTCTAACCCATTTATATTTATTGTACTCTGCGTAATCCCAAAACCTACCTTTAGCCTCAAGATATATTATCTTATCATCAATAATTTTGAGAAAATCAGGATGGTATTTATGTGGAACAGAATACTGTATCAATCCTTTATGATGTTCCCAAGTTTTAAGAACACTTTTATGTAGATTATATTCCCACTTGGAGTCATAGCCTTTTGGTAAGTCTTTTTCTGTTGGTCTTTTTACTCTAGGTTTACGCATATTTATCCGTCCGTTGTGCGACATGTGTAATTTCTAACACGTTAGGTTTCTTAGCTACTGTTGTAAAGTAAGCACGTCCTCTCGCATATTTAAAAACTCTCAAACCTTCTCCGTTGTTAGCATCTTTCATACAAACAAACTTATGCGAACAGTAGGTACAAGGCTTTGCCATTTTATAGTTGCCGTAAGTTCCTTCTGCTACTGGAGCATAACATAATTTGGGAGGCGGAGTTTTTCTTTTAATTGTTTTCTTTATATTAGTTATTTTAACATCTATATTTGGTTTGTCAAGTTCTTCTGGTTTAAAGAAACAAAGATCACCGCCTTCTTTATTGAGTACTAAGAATCCACCTTGGTCTGTACCTTCATTTTTTTCATAGCCTGTGAGTTGCGCAATGTACCCAAAATAATCTGACTCAGCGAGTGTTCCGTTCTCAAATTTTTGGAATGCAAAACGAGATGCTGTTTTCATATCAACAACTTCGCCATCTATCTTACAGTCCATGTGACCTACTATACCTTTTACCTTAACTTCTTTTTGTTCGTCAGTAATTGTATGTCCTGCTAACTCTACTAAGAATGTCATTATTGGTTCTCCTAAATGACCAAGTAGAAATTTAATCATGGTTGCAGGAGAAGGAACTTGCGCAGTTGATGGTGAGTTCATATCAAACCATAGTTGTCTTGCTGGTCTACCTATGTTAGACATTCTTAAAGTAGGCTCTCTCTTTTTACGAGGAGTTAACCAGGTTTTAAGAGCCTCCTTCATGCCTTCTCCAAATTTATTTATAGCCTCGTCTGTTACATCAAGCTGTTCTCCGTCAGCAACAACCGAAACTTTTTCATAAATATCTTCTATTAATGTATCTATTTTTTTCATATCTTATGCTCCACAAATCTTAATTTTCTTGTTTTAGGGTTGAACCCAAGTATTCTAACACCTATGTCTATCTGTTCTTTACTCCGCGGTGTAGAAACATTTGTCC